CAAAAAATGAAATTCTTACCAACAAGTAACGGGGTGTATTTAAACTTCCAAAAAAAGTTGGCACGTAAATTGTTAGAGCAAAGTAAAACCGAAATATTATGAAAACAAAACTTTTAATTATGGCTTTGGCATTTGGATTAATGTCAAGTACTTGCTCAACAGAAGAGCAAACACTATCTGAAAATGAATGTAACTGTAAAGTAGTTCATTACGAATTTAAAATTATAGGCTGGACAAATGGTGTTTCTCCGATTTGGGGTTATGTTAAGTTAGGGGAAGAAACAGCTACTATAATGGATTGTGATTTAGATACTGGCGATTACACAGAGCAAAGCGATGGAACGTTTACTAAAATAGAATGTGAGTAAACTTGGATTTCAAATTATTTCAAGATGGATGAAAAAAAACACGGAGGGGCAAGACCAAACAGCGGTAGGTTAAAGAAAGATGAACTCATTTCTTTAATCGAAAGTATGGATGCTACTTTAGTGCCTGAAGAGGTTTGGAAAGCACTTTCAGACAAAGTAAAAGATAAAGACGTTAACGCTATAAAAACATGGTTAAGCTATCGTTATGGAATGCCAAAACAAACAGTTGATACAAACACTAATTTAACTGTAAACGATTTCAATTTGAAAGACGTTATAAAATTTGATAAGTTATGATTTTTTTATATGTATTTTCAGTGTTTTTATTATTTAATGTAATTGGAATTATAGCTATTTTAATTGATAACACTAAACAATAAATACAAGCCTCTTTTTGAAAATGATACTCGTTATTTTATAATAACAGGCGGAAGGGGTTCAAGCAAGTCATTCGGGGTTGGTACATTTACCAACCTTTTGTCGTTTGAAGTAGGTCATAAGATACTATTCACAAGGCAGACAATGACATCCGCACATTTATCTATTATACCCGAATTTCAGGAAAAGATTGATTTAATGCGGTTAAACGATTGCTTTGAAATTAACAAGTCAGAGATACAAAACAAGCAATCTAAATCCGATATTATATTCAGAGGTATTAAAACAAGTTCGGGAGACCAAACGGCTAACCTTAAATCATTGCAGGGTGTTACCACTTGGATATTAGACGAGGCGGAAGAGTTAACAGACGAAACAACCTTCGATAAGATTAACTTATCAATCCGACAAAAAGGAAAACAAAACAGAATTATATTAATCCTAAATCCTGCTACAAAAGAGCATTGGATTTACAAACGTTTCTTTGAGGACAAAGGAGTTCAAGAGGGGTTTAACGGTATTAAAGACGATGTTACCTATATTCACACTACATACCTTGACAATATAAATAACCTTGATAATTCTTTTATATACGAGGTTGAGCGAATAAGAGATACTAATCCCGAAAAATACAAACATCAAATAATGGGGGGTTGGTTAAACAAGGCAGAGGGGGTTGTTTATTCAAACTGGCGTATTGATAAGTTTATCGAAATAGGGCAAAGTGTATTCGGTCAGGATTATGGGTTTAGTGTTGACCCGACAACATTAGTAAAATGCTCAATAGACAAACCTAACAAACGAATTTACGTTAAAGAGTATCTATATCAAAGCGGATTAAATACCTCACAAATAGCTATAGAAAACAAGCGATATGCAGACCGATGTTTAATTATAGCAGATAGTGCCGAGCCTCGATTGATTGCTGAATTAAAGATGCAGGGATGTAATATTAAAGGAATATCTAAACCAAAGATAATAGATAGGATTGCATTGCTTCAAGATTGGGAAATAATAGTTGATGAAGAAAGCACAAATATAATCAAGGAACTAAACAACTACGTTTGGCACGATAAGAAAAGCCAAACGGCTATCGATGATTATAATCATACCCTTGACCCAATAGGATATGTGTTGTGGGATGTTATTGGAATAGGTAGCAAAGGCAGCGGGGATTTTCGCTAAAATACAAAATGCTTTTTTTACGTTATTAGTATATGGAAATACTAATACCAACCTCGTTAAAAGAGGTTAAACTTAAAACTTTAATGGCTTGGGAGCAAAGTGATAAGACAGATGACGATTTATTAAGCGTTTTTTGTGGTATCAATGATTCCTTAAAACTACCCGTTAAAGACCGTAAAGAAATAATAGAAACACTTACCGATTTATTAAAATCCGACATTCAGTTTGAAAAGACTTTTAAGTTTGAGGGCGTTGAGTTTGGGTTTATTCCGAAATTAGATTCACTTTCAGGAGAGGAGTTTATAGATGTTGAGGAGTTCGGTAAAGAACCAAATAATTGGCATAAGGTTATGAGTGTTTTATATCGTCCTGTTATCAAACGTAAGCGTAATTGGTTTAAAAGAAACGCTCATGATTTGTATGATATAATGCCTTATAGTGGTAGTCAATGGAGCGCAACAATGTTAGAAACCCCTTGTGTTTATTATTTAGGGGCTATGGTTTTTTTTTACAGTTTAGGGAACGACTTGTTGGGCTACATGAGGGACTATTCAATACAGTTGGAGAACAAAACGCAAAAGAGCAAAACTTCAATTCAAAATGGGGTTGGTACGTTAGTATAAGAGCGTTGTGTGAATTAGGTAAAATAGAAGAGGAAGCTGTATTTAAATATCCAATAGGTAAAATATTCAGGATATTAGAATTTGAGAAAGACCGAGCAGAGGTTATGAAAGCAATGATTAAAAATCAAATAAAGAAATGAGAGAGTTTTATACATGCATAGACCATTTAAAAACTATACTTGAAGCGGATATAAACGTGAATACGATTAAACACGGTTTGCGTTCACTTACTGATGTAGAGAAACAAAATATATTCCCTTTAGCACATTTACAAGTAACAAGTTCACATATTGAAAACGGTTTCGTTTCATTTACTTTTGAGGTTGCTGTTGTTGATATTCGTAATATTTCAAATGTACCCGTAACGGATAAATGGCTTTCAAACGATGATGAGTTAGACAACCTTAACACTTGCTTTGCTGTTTTAAACAGATTAATAACAACACTAACAAATACTCAAAACGATAATAATATCGAGTTGGCAGACTTTGTAAATCCAACACCGATAATATTTGAAGAAATGAATTTACTTGATGGATGGCGTATGGATATAGAATTAAAAATTCCTAACATAGAAATAAGTGTCTGTTAATACCGAACATACTAAACAAGCTTTAGAGCAGTTTTTAAAGTACACGGTTACACAGGCGAAAGCAAACTTAACACGAGGTAAAAAGAACGCTTCTAAAAAGCTGTATAACAGTTTAGATTATGAATTAGAAGTTAGACCCAATAGTTTTAGTGCTGCATTGTTAGGGGAAGAGTACGGAATTTATCAGGATAAAGGGGTAAGTGGTAAAAAGAGAAAGTTTAACACGCCATTTAGTTATAAAGATAAAAGACCACCCGCAAGCGTTTTCGATAAGTGGCAGGTCAGAAAAGGAATAGCCCCGAGGGATGGTAAGGGGCAATTTCAAACACGGAAAGGAATATCTTTTTCAATAGCTAATAGTGTTTTTTTATATGGTATTAAACCAAGTTTATTTATGACTAAACCATTTGAAAAAGGATTTTCAAAGTTACCCGATACGATTATAGAAGCATACGGATTAGATGTTGAAACGTTTTTAAATTATATTATCAATGGCAAAAAGAGTTAAAATAACATTAGTAAGTAACCCAACACCAAATGTAAATTTGGTATTAGGAATATTATATCCTTACAATAGTATAACTGTAGGCACAACAATAGGAACTATAGTTACCGTTGGAGCAACAAAAGAAGATACAGCGAGTAATCTTTTTGATTTTTACGATGCTTATGCTTTCCCAAGTTGGCTAACTGATTTTATGACAATCACTTTGTTGTCTAATGTTATCCAATTTGATTTTACACCCGAAAATGACTCTAACCTTTCTTTCCCTACTTTAATATCAAGCCAATCAAGTGTTATAATTGAAGAGGTTGAAATTCCAAGTGAAACCGATTATGATATTGCTTTAGTGCGTTCAACTTATTCGTTAAGAGTTATACCGAATGAATTTTTTGATACAACTACTTTAAAT